GTAATATAACAGGTGACATATCAGACCTCCCTTCAGGACTTCTTATTTTGGATTTATATGGTTCTTCAACTATTTCAGGTGATTTAGCGGATTTGCCTGCGGGAGTAAGATGGTTTAATATCGCCACAGTCAGCACGATTAAGGATTACACTCAGGGTCACGTTTGGCCTGCAACAACTAATAATGTATCGTTTAATGCCACAACCGATGCTGCCGGACTTTCTCCGACAGAAGTGGACAATCTTATAATTGATGTAAATACTTACTCGACTGCTGTTAATGGTTCAATTTATTTAGTGGGATATAACTCAGGTCGCACCTCTGCATCTGATACTGCTTACAATGCCTTGATTGCAGACGGTTGGACGATAACAACCAAGAGTGCGATCTCAGGTTCGAGTTCAGGCGGTGGTGCGGAAACTGTCAGCGGGACATTGACGGGCAAAGGTGCATTAAGTTCGCTTGGTGCTGAATTAATTGTCAATGGTGGATTTGATAATGGTGGTTCGGGATGGACGACATTTGGGGAATCAACAGTCAATACAGGAGTTGGAAGAATATACAGTTCTGATGGTTCACCATCCTATTTATATGAAGAAATTGGTTTAGTTTCTGGTCATTTATATAAAGTTGTTTTTGATGTAATTGCTACTATTAGTGATTGGATTACATTAGGACAAAATGGGAATGAACATTGGGTTGATGTATCTGAAACAGGAATTAAGATTGAGTGGTTTACTTCCGACCATGATTCATGGATGGCATTTAAAAGATCAGGTATTACTGATGTTTCTATTGATAATGTATCCGTAAAAGAAGTTATAACAGTTGGCGTTGCAACCGTCTCAGGAACACTTACCGCCAAAGGTGCATTGAAAGGCGCTGTATCACTTATAATATTTGAGAATTTCCAAGAATACAATGTTGGTGCATTAGCAGGACAGCATGATTGGGTGGATGCAAGAGCGACTCTCCAAATTGGAGATTATTCAGGAGATAAGAGAATTTATTCTGATCACATAGAGGGCGAGAATGCTTATAAAAATATTCCATTTAATGCTGATCAGTTTGCAGAAGTAAAATGTGATTCTATTGGGAATGGATACATAGGAGTGGCAGTAAGGGAAACTGGTACTGGAGCAACATGGGATGGCTATGTATTGACTTATAATGTAAATATTACTACTGGACGGTTATATAAAATTACAGATGGTGGTTGGGCTCAATTAGGTAATACAAGCACGTATTCGGTACAGATAGGAGATATAATCAGGCTTGAAGTAAGGGGTAATGTTCTGTCGTGTTATATAAATGGAGTACTTGATACAACAGTTGCTACAAACGGTCAATATACTGATTCGGATTATGCGAGCGGTTTTCCTGGATTAAATTGGTATTGTTATTCAATTACAGGAGATCCAACGGGAGATGATTTTAAAGCAGGAGCATTTGTTACAACTATTGTAGGTACTCTCAAAGCCAAAGGTTCTCTTGCAGGTTCAAGTTCGGGAGTAGCTACGGTTGAAGGTGTTTTGAAGGGGAAAAGTGAATTAACAGGAGTATCAGACGGATTTGCTATAGTATCAGGTGATCTTACCCCTGCTGCATCAGTAGGAGAATTGGTGGGGCAGACTGACGGTATTGCTGATGTTTTGGGTACACTCAAGGGTGCAGGTAGGTTATATGGTGCTACTGCTGGTATAGCTGACGTTTCAGCATTCCTTCGTGTTCAGGGTGGTAATCTGCTTTATGGAAGTTCTGATGGTATAGCTACTGTAAGTGGTACAATAAAGAGTAATATACAGGGAGAAGGTTCTGCAACAGGTGTGGCTTCTGTTTTAGGTATACTTCGTTCAAGACAACCTATTTCAGGAATTATTAGTGGTGTTGCTTTACTATCAGGTACTTTAAAAGCTAAAGGAGAGTTAGCCGGAACGATTGGTGGAGTGGCTTTGCTTGGTGGTATATTGAAAGGCAAAGGTGAATTGCAGGGAAGTACGGATGGTGTAGCTACGGTTTCTGGTATCATTGCAAGTGAAGGATATGCTACAGGAGCAACCGATGGAGTAGCAGTGGTAAGTGGGACGTTAAAAGGAGCAGGCAAACTATATGGCTCTGCAACAGGCATTGCAGATGTTTCCGGAGTAGTTCAAGCCAAAGGTAAGTTATATGGTGCTACCGATGGTGATGCCTTTGTAGATGGATTACTTACTCAGAATCCGCATATCTATGGAGCAACTGATGGAATAGCCGTAGTTGGGGGAACTCTTGAAGGTACAGGCAAGTTGCAGGGTTCTATTACTGGAGTGGCTTCTTTGTGGGGTTCTCTGGCTTTGGGTCAGATAATGGGACGTACCGATGGTACAGCAACCGTTGGCGGGGCGATACATGGACATGGTAAGTTATCAGGGGCTACAGGTGGCGTTGCTACGGTTAGTGGAACAATTAAGAGTAAGATACACGGAGCAGGTTCCATAAGTGGTATCACCACGGTTGGAGGTTCATTAAAAGGCAAAGGAGAGTTACTTGGTGAAATAAGCGGTTTTGCTTCGGTTTCCGGCACTATAAAGGCAAAGGGTACATTATATGGATCTACGGGCGGAGTTGCCTTGCTGGGTGGTGTATTAGGTGGTAAGGGCGATTTATCAGGGGAGATACTGTCTTACGCTACCTTATCCGCTACATTAACCGCAACAGGTGATCTGGCAGGACGGACGGACGGTATTGCAAATGTTTCAGGTTTTATAGCTGTTCCAGGAATGCTGAGAGGAAGTATAGTTGGAGTGGCTGCAGTATCAGGAACAATACGAAGTTTCATTTATGCTCAGGGTTCTATCAATGGAGTAGCTTCAGTATCAGGAGAGATGTGGAGTTACATACTTGGAGAACTAATTACGGGGAATAGTTTAATCACTTCATTGATCGAGGGGAATAGTTCAATTCTTGAGTTGGTTGATGAAAATAGTACCATAACAGAATTAATTGCGGATAATAGTATAATAATATAAGCCAATGGGAAGAGTATTTGCAGAACAGACACATTTGAGGATACAGCTTACAGCAGGTGTAAACGTGGCTGGTGCTTTATCTACTCAGATCTTTTATAAGAAACCCGTCAGCGGAACAATTGATTCTGTTGAAGCTACCGTTTCTAATCAGGCTACCGGAGTAATGTTTTATGATCTGGTGGCTGATAGTAGCGGAGGGACAGATTTCCTAGACGAAGTGGGAAAGTGGAAATTCTGGACCTACGTAGAGTTTAGTGATGGGCGTACTGCCAGAGGAGAAACTTATACCAAAGAGGTGTATGATAAAGATGATGAATGTTAAAAATATAAAGCCATGACAGACAGTCCGGATTACAGGTTATATCTCGAAGAAAAGTTTAAAGGAATACATTCTGATATCCATGCAAGAGATATTAATATTCATGATAAACTGGATGCTATTGTTGGACAGACTACCAAAACAAACAATAGGGTTAATGATCTTGAAGATGCATTAACTAAACATCCTTTAGAGTGTGACCTCAGACCTGAAGTTGTAAAAATAAAAGAGGATATGATAGAATATAAGTTTATAAAAAAATATCCCAAATTGACAATAATATTAATTGCAATATTTGTTGTTGGAATAATTTTAAGTGCTATTGGAACTTTTGAGACAATTCATAATAAGATGCTTAATAAAGAAACAAATAAAACAATCGAGCGGATTGATAAAAAGATAGAGAATTAAATATTATTAACCTTGAAGAATGTAAAAATGACAATGTCAGAAAGGGATAGTAATAACATGAATCGCTGGAATGTCTATTCACTTAAAGAATATTTTGATGTAGTGATTGACAAACTTGACGAGAAGATTGAACAGCGTTTTGCTTCAGTAAAGGAAGCAGTTACAAAAGCTGAAGCAGCAACAGAAAGGAGATTTGAGGGAGTTAATGAATTCAGGAATACTCTGTCAGATCAGCAACGAACATTTCTACCAAGAAAGGAATATGAGGCTACAATGAGTTCTATTGATTCAAAAATTAATGAAGTTGGTAAGAAAGTTGACAAGTTAGACTCTATGAAAGCAGGAGGAAAAGATGTTTGGGTTTATATTGTTGCAGTTGCAAGTTTGATATTTGGAATTGCCTCAATAGCCATAAGTATAATAACACATAAATAATTAAAAATGAATTGGGTATTAAGTAGACGGTTAGGAGAGGTTCAGACAATGGGATGCCTTTATGTGTTTAATGGGGATCATTCATTTTTTAATTGTCGTACTCTTGAATTGCCGTGGCTTAATAATGCACCAAACATCAGTTGTTATCCAGCAGGAGTCTACGATGTTGAAAAGTATAAAAGACCAAATGGCAGGTGGGCATTTCTGGTTAAGAATGTACCTGGTAGAACAGGAATACTTTTTCATCCAGGAAATTATGCTTCAATAGTTAAGACGGATAGTGAAGGATGTACACTTGTTGGTTTTACATATGATGATATTAATCGTGATGGATATGTAGATATTCTTGATAGTCAAAATGCTATGAATATTCTTCTATCTATCATGCCAGATAAATTTAAACTTTATGTTATTTGAAGCTTTATTGTATAACTAAAAATTAAAAAGATGAAAAAGTTGATTATGTTTTTTGTATTACTGATGGCTATTCCATTGGTAATCTTTGCACAGGATGTTCCTGCACCTCCTGAGGATTGGAGTGATATTATCTTCAATTTCCCTCAGTGGTTTGGTACACTTACAGGTGTATCTCTTTTGGCAGCTTTTCTTGCAGCGTTCTTTAATGGACTGTTGAAAATTGAGAAAGGTATTTACAAACAGATGATGGCATGGCTTATTTCAATAATCCTAATGGTTGTCACTGATTTACTTAACTTCGGATTTGCGAAAGATTTTCCACTTTTACTTGCAGTCATATACGGCTTTGCAGTAGGTCTTGTAGCGAATGGAGTATTTGATGTACCATTTGTTAAAAGCATACTTGATAAAGTTAGTGAATGGTTTGAACCGAAACCACCTGTACCACCGATAGTATAAATATTTCCTGGGCTGAAATATGCCCAGGATATTTTTAACAATTTAATAGTCAAGAGATGGAAAGAACAAAGAAACCTATAAGTAAGGGTCAACAGATAAAAACATTTAGTGAATTGGTTGGCCGAGCAATGTTAGCCACCAAAATGGGTATTCAATTTGGTGGTAACCGAAATCTATATGATGCTCTTGGCTATAAAGAAAAACTCACCTTTGAAGATTATCTTTCTCGATATACAAGACAAGATATTGCCAAAGCTATTATTGATCGTCCTGTAAAAGCTACATGGCAAGGTCCTCTTGAATTAATAGAATCTAATGAACCTGAAGATACTGAATTTGAAAAGGCTTGGAAGGAGTTAGATCGTAAATTAGGATTAAAAACATTACTTTCCAGAGTAGATCGTTTGACAGGTATTGGAGAATATGGTATATTACTCTTGGGATTGGACGATGTAAAAAATCAGGAAGGATTTATGAAGCCTGTTTCTGAAGAAGGAGAACATAGTCTGATGTACGTTAAACCATTTGGGCAAAAGACAGCCAAGATAGATTCTTATGAAGAGAATCCTAAGAGTGATCGTTATGGTAAACCTCTTATATATGCTATTGGTGTTCAAGATATAGCTTCTAAAAGTGATCAGATAGTAAAAGTACATTATTCTCGAATTATTCATATAACAGATGATAACTTGGAATCTGAGGTGCTTGGAACACCTCGATTAGAAGCTGTGTTTAATCGGTTAATGGATTTAGAGAAGTTGGTAGGAGGTGATGCTGAGATGTTTTGGAGAGGTGCTCGTCCAGGCTTTCATGGTAAGGTGGATCCAGAATATACAATGACACAAGAAACAAAGGATGATTTACTTAACCAACTGGATGAATATGAACATGACCTTCGCAGATTTCTTATTAATGAAGGAGTTGACGTGGAAGCATTAACACAGGCAATAGCTGATCCTGCTAACCATGTGGATGTCCAAATACAAATGATTTCTGCTGTAACAGGTATTCCTAAGAGAATTTTAACAGGAAGTGAACGTGGGGAGTTAGCGAGTACACAGGATACTGGAGAATGGCTTGCATACGTACAGGCTCGTAGAGAGGACCATGCGGAGCCACGTATAGTACGTCCTTTTGTAGATAGGCTGGTAGAACTAACGATTCTGCCTAAGCCAAAAGAGGATTATACTGTAAATTGGAAGGATCTATTTTCCGTTAGTGAGAAAACAAGAGTTGAGATAGGTAAAGGACGTGCTAATGCATTACGCGAATATACCTACAACCCGATAGCAGAAGCTATTATACCACCTGATGCCTTCTTAGAAAAATTCTTAGGTTTCACTGCAGATGAGATTACAATGATACGTAAGATGAGGGATGAACAACTTGGAGAGGAAGTTATGGATATTGTAAAAGATACAATAGACAAAGAAACTGAACCTACCCCAGTCCTACAAGGACCGGGGGTAAGATCAACTGTAAAACAAAAGCCAGTTAAATGAATGAAGTAATAGCATATAGGTTTTCTGTTTATAGTAAGGTGGATCCTACACATACTACAGCATTAAGAAATGCTTTTGCCAACGAGATGAAGAGACGTTTCATCGAATTGAAGAAAGTAATCAAGGTGGCGATAGTAGATCAGGATTGTTTTGGATTAACAAGTTCAAAGGTATCCCTCTTCCAAATGGTTCCTCCTGGTGTTGGTGCTTTTAATTTTCTACGGAATCCAGCCAAGGTAGAAGTTTTTATGCGTTGGTTACAACATCAGGTTGACAGAGGATTGCTTACGATTGGGGAATTTCAACAGATTGGTACAGCAGTTGAAGGAGCTTGGACGAACAGATATGTATTGGATTCTTACAAGCGTGGAGTAATACGAGCAAGATATGAATTACAAAAGGCAGGATATAAGGTTCCTGGATTGGATGATGTAGGAGGGATTGATGCTGTTATGGGAACACCTTTCCATATGGACAGAGTAGGTTTGTTATTTACACGAGTATTCTCTGAATTGAGAGGTGTTACAGAATCTATGGATTCTCTTATTAGCCAGATACTCTCTCAGGGAATGATTGATGGAGATGGACCTGCTTTAATAACTCGCAAACTTATGGCTGCAATAGATGGAACAGGTACTGCTACATTAGGAATAACAGATAAACTGGGTAGATTTATTCCAGCTCAACGAAGAGCGATGATGATAGCACGTACAGAACTTATAAGAGCTTTTCATTTAGCAGCTATACAAGAGTACAGAAATTGGAAAGTGGAAGGAGTTTATGTAAAGGCAGAATGGAGTACAGCTGGAGATAATAGAGTTTGTGAAAGGTGTGCAAAATTACAAGGCAAAATATTTACATTAGATGAAATAGAACCAATGATTCCGCTTCATCCACAATGTAGATGTATGGCATTACCATATATTAAAGAAGTGCAACAATATTTAAAATAGGAGGACAAAATTATGCCATGGAGTGTAGGAGATGTAGATGAACACAAGAAAGGACTCAGTGACGAGCAGAAATCGAGGTGGGTAGCGATAGCTAATTCCGCTCTCAAAAGTTGTATGAGTAAAGGTGGAAGTGATGAAGAATGTGCCGCTTCTGCCATTCGTCAGGCTAATGGTGTGGTAGGACATAGTGAATATGAACACTATTCCATCCACAAGAATAAACAAGATCCAAACTATGCTGTACAGGAAAAGATACATCAGGGAAAGAATCATATGGTGGTTCCTGTAGTGATGATGGTGGAGGGCGTTCATCATGGGAGCCATGGGCCGATGCTTCATCTAATTGACGAATTGGGACGCTTCCCAGAAATGTGGAATGGCATACCAATCGTAATCAATCATCCCGAAGTGGATGGCATGAATGTATCGGCCAATTCCCCTGATATCATAGAACAGTCGATTGGACGAGTTTATAATACTCATGTAGATGGTTCTAGGTTGGCAGCAGAATTGTGGATAGAAACTGAAAAGCTGAGGTTACTATCCGTAGAGGTATTGGAGAATTTACAGAAGGGAATACCTTTAGAAGTCAGTTTGGGAATGTTTACAGAGGATGAACCCTTAACAGGGGATTGGAATGGCGAACCGTACGAAGCCATCGCCAGAAATCATAGACCAGATCATTTAGCTCTTCTGCCCGGCGGAGTTGGTGCCTGTTCGATGAAAGATGGTTGTGGTATTCGTGCTAATAGCAATAATGCAGCCGAAGGTTCTGGCTTTAAGAGAACTAAAGTAAATATTAATATTAATCCAAAGGAGGTTATCAAAATGGCAGAGAATGTCGTATGTCCGCCTTGCATCAAAACAAAAGTAGATGCCTTACTTGCTAACAAGCAAGGGAAGTTTACTGAGGATGACAGGCCATGGATGGAAACTCTATCAGAACCGCAGTTAGACAAACTTGTCCCGACTGTGATTGAAGTAGAAAAGACAGTGGAAGTAAATGTCCTTTCTGATGAAGATAAGCAAATTATCGCAGATTACAAACGTCAGAAAGCAGAGAAAAGAACTCTAATGGTACAGACAATTCAGACTAATCTGGGAAAAGAAACCTGGACTGATGATGTACTTGCTACGATGAAGGACGACGTACTTGAAAAAGTTGTTGGTCTGGTAAACAAGAAGAAAGTGGTTGATTATTCCCTAAATGGGGGAGGATCAAATCTTCAGGAAAATGAATGTAAGGAGGAGCCACTCCCACCTACAGGTATCAAGTTTAAAACTAATAAATAGTAGGAGGAAGAAGCAATGAATATTGCACATAACACAGTAATTCTGAAGAACTACTCGAATGTATTTGAGGAACACCTTGCGGGTGGGACAATATATCCGGGTATGCTTCTTATTATGTCTGCGGCTGATACGGTCGTTGCACATAATGATGATGCCCCAGCAGCTGGCACGATGGTCATGTTTGCTGTGGAAGATGCCCTTCAGGGCAGATCTATTGATGATCCTTATGTATCGGGAGATCCAGTCAAAGTTTGGATTCCTTATCGTGGGGATTATGTTTATGCTATTCTTGAGGATGGCGCTAATGTAGCAGTTGGAGCTTACCTTGAGTCTAATGGTGCTGGTTATTTACAGGCATTCTCGTCTGGTAATGGTGCTGTTGCTCAGGCAATGGAAGCACTTGATCTTTCTGGCTCCTCTGGAGAAGAAACATCAGAAGCTCCATTTGGCTTCAACAAGAGAATCAAGGTTAGAATATTATAATGAAAAGGAGGAAAATAAAATGGTAAACGTTGATTTAATTGTTGACGGTAAAGCTCAAGGAGCTTTGGCAAACTACATTGCAGCCAATGGAAGAATGGATCCTAACAAGATGCGACCTTTCCTTGGTGCTGATAACAAACCGTATTTCTCGGTGTACAAAGGTGGGGATCCCACAATTCAGGAAAACTGGACTGTTATTCCTGCCTTAAATGTTAATGCTACTCTCCGCAGGGATGAGTGGAAAGCATTAGATGATGCTGTTGTAAGAGCAGCTGATTACAGGCTTGGTGGTATTGATGATCTAAAAGCCAGAGGACTTACTTATACATTAGGAAATGCTATGGGAACAACTGTTCTCGAATGGCATGACGTTGCAGGTGATCTGGAGGCTGATATATCAATGGATGGAATAACAAGGGCACTCAACAATCGTCCTGATTGGAATTACAATTATATTCCAATACCCATCGTTCACGTTGATTATGAAATCAATGCAAGAGAATTGGCTACCAGCCGGAACATGGGTAATCCTCTGGATACTACAATGGCTGAACGTGCAGCTCGTGCTGTATTGGAAAGATTGGACAAAATGTTATTTACCAGCCTTACTTACAGTTATGGTGAGAAAGACAGCCATAGTCGGAACACAATTTACAGTTATGTAAATCATCCTGACAGACACCAGATTTCTCTGGGAACTGCTTGGGACGATTCCAGCATTACTGGTAAGGCTATTGTTGATCAGATCATTTCCTGGAAGCAGCACAGCATTGAAGCCAGACACTATGGTCCATGGCAGATCTATATCCCAACAGCATATGAAACCATACTGGATGAGGATTATGTAGGGACCACACCTGACACTGCTCCAAACACAACCATCCGTCAAAGGATAATGCAGATTTCTGGCATCCTTGGTATCAAAGTTATAGATATCCTGGCTGCTGATAATATTCTGATGGTTCAAATGACATCGGATGTTGTACGTTTGGTTCAGGGACTTGGATTACAGAATGTTCAGTGGGGAGAAGAAGGTAATTTTGTTACCAAATACAAAGTTCTCACCATCCAGGTACCGCAGATCCGTTCAGATCCTGCAGGTCGAAGTGGAGTATTGCATATTGCATAACATTAATTTCACTAATCAAGTGATATTTTTTAAAAAAACATTATTATGGAACGTACAAAAAGAACAACAAAAGAAGGTGAAATCCAATGGAGAAAGATGGGAGGAGGATTCCTTCATCTACCCAACAGGATAATTAAACCTGGCGATGTGTTTTTTGCTCGTCCTGCTGATATCCCAAAGGCTTTTCGTGATACAGTAATTCCTTTAGATAAGGAAGAATTGAGGTCAGTAGAAGAGAATCCCGTTGAGTTAATTCTGGTTAACAAACCAGAATATACTAAGGTAAAACGGGAAGGGAGTAATTGGTGGGATATTGTGGATGCTCAAGGAAAGGTTATCAATGAAAAAGCCTTGCGTGAGCCACAGGCAGAAGAGTACCTTCAATCTCTACAAAGATGAGATGGAGTGTACCTCCTATTTGGGAAGGAGGAGATGTATGGATACTTGGTGGGGGTTCGTCTGTACCCAAGCAGTTCGGGATCCCTGACGATGTTATACAAAACGTGGTAAAGGGAATATCACCACCAAGCGCCTACTCTCCATATATGAGTGCATTACATAATAAACACGTGATAGGAATAAACGTGGCATATTTGATAGGAGAGTGGATTGATATGTGCTTCTTTGGAGATGGGAAGTTCTTTACTCCCCACAAGGAGAGGTTAGCAAAATGGCCGGGATTAAAGGTTACTTGTTTTAAAGGTCTTGAGAAGGTACCTTGGGTAAAATATTTGTTACAGGATGCTGCACACTCACGTGGAATTAGTAAAGATCCGTCCACTGTTTCTTGGAATGTAAATAGTGGTTCTGCTGCAATAAGTGTTGCAGCACATACGGGAGCGAAGAGAATAATATTGTTAGGATTTGATATGCGTTTTAATAATGAAGGAGAAAGACATTGGCATCATTTATATAAAGGAGTCAGTTCTGAACCTCCTATTATCAAAGGAAGAAGGAGAGCTACAAATCCACCGTTTGACTTTTCAAGGCATCTGAGAGGGTTTCCACAGATAGCGGAAGATGCAAGAAAGATGGGAATTGAGATATTAAATGCAAGTCCAGATAGTGCAATTACACAATTTCCAAAGTTTACAGTAAAAGAATTATTATTTGATAACAGTTAAGATGAAAATAACACAGGGATATCAATCAAAATCATTAAGTGCATTTGAATACGCAAAAATGCACAAGCTCAGGAAGTATGATGATCGGCAGGAGCCACTCGTGGTATTTGGTTGTTATTCTAACGAAGATATTGATATAATTAAAAATCATAAATCGACTGTCATTATTCAATGGGCAGGTCTTGATTCAAAAAGATGTGGACATTCTCCATTTATTAAAGCAAGGAATATAATAAATGTCAGTCCTCATCCTCATATTGTGTCCTTTTTTGAACGGATAGACGTAAAATGTCATTTTATAAAGTGGGCTATTAATGAAACCATTCATTCACAGGTTCTGGGAGATAAGGTATATAGTTATGTGAATAAGAACAATCCTGTGTATTATGGTAGTGAAGTCTTAAAAACAATAAAGACAGATTATGAAATATTGATTGCAGATTATACCTACCCAACGAGCAGCTTTCCAAAAGATTTGATATATTCTAAAGCCTTCCTTGGTTTACAATTATGTAATTATACAGGTGGAGGGTTTGGCATTGTTGAAATGGGATTGCGTGGAATAAGAGTGGTTACCAATGTTTTAAAACTTCCACATACAATACCTTGGAGTTGTACCTGTGATATAGAAGAGGTTATAAATGCTGAGTCTTGTAACATAGGAAAGATTAATAAAGAATTGGCGTGGGCTGTATATGATTCAGTTCTGTGTACAGAGAAATTGGAATGTTATGATTTAGATCAATTAATGATAGCATGAATAACAAGATGGAAGAAATGAGAGTAGGTGTGTTAAAGATAGGATTATTGGATTTAATAATGGAATTGCCTTCTCATTTGATTATGGTAGAAATTGGGTGTTTTAAAGGAGAGAGTACTGAATTGTTTTTAAACTCTGGAAAGGTTCTGAGACTGTATGCTGTGGACACGTGGAGATCTGGGAGATTTAGACAGGCGGAAGTCTTGTTTGATAAAAGGTTTAAGGATAGTAAAGAAAGAGGAAAGATTAAGAAATTAAGAATGACTATGTCAGAGGCTATACCCTTTCTGCCAAAGGTGAATTTTGTTTATATTGATGGAGATCATACGTATGAATGGGTAAAAAAGGATATAACAAATTCCCTAAGGATTCTTAGAAAAGGAGGAATACTTGCAGGACATGATTACGTGAATAGAGGTAATGTGGGTGTTATTCAAGCTGTCAATGAAATGGTAGGTGTACCTGATAAAATATATAAGGATTCAAGTTGGTTAAAATTAATAGTATGAAGATAGTTACCGCAGCATTTGCTTATAATGAAAGACCATACATTCCATTCATGGTAGAATATTACCGTGAGCAAGGCTGTGATCTTTTCATACTGGATAATTATTCAACAGATGGTACCTATGAATGGTTAATAGAACATGGTGTTACCACGGCTCGGGTAGATACCAGAGATTCTTTTTTACTTGTTAAATTACAGGCAACATTGTTAGCAGGGCTGAGAAAGATAAAACCTGATTGGGTTGTCTATTGTGGGATTGATAGTTATTATTGCTTTAAAGGAACAATTAGGGAGGAGATTGAGAAAGCAGAAAGTCTTGGATATAATATGATTGAAGTCAATCATTTTTCAATGTATAATACAGGAGAGAAATTTCAGTTACCATTCACAAGAAATTATTTTTACGGGGCAAACCATAGAAGGTTACAGATGATAGGAAAATTTGTACCAACATTTAAATTCGTAGCTGATGCTCTTTACATGCCAAATAAGAAGGTTTATGTGAGTGATGGTATGTTTGTTAATTATGGAATGTGTAAACCCCGTATCGAGCGAGAAATCACGTTTGCTCGGCGAAAAAGAGCTTGGTTGCTTGGGGAGTATAGAGGACATGGTGTTCATTATGCTCCAGCACAACGGAGACAGTGGATTTGGAGTAAGGAAGAATTAATAGATATAAGAACAACAGAATTTTTTAAGCTAATGAAATGATAGCACTTATTACACCAACTGGAGGAAGACCTGAGCAGATACAACTCTGTGCTGGATTTATGGTACGTCAAGACTATAAAGGAGAAGTTCTCTGGGTAATTATTGATGATGGTATTCAGAAGACAACTGATTGTATTACTAATGATTTCAGAGAAGGTTGGAAAATAATAAAGATATTTCCAGAGGAGAAATGGAAACCCGGTGGAAACACACAGGCTCGCAATCTTTTGTTAGGAATTGAGGAAGTCGAAAATTATGAGGTAGAACTGATTTTTATAGTTGAGGACGATGATTATTATTCTCCACAGTATCTGCGTAAAATGATAGAAGGGGCAGGAGGTTATGATTTAATTGGGGAACAGAATACTGTATATTATAATCCAGTTATGAGGAGGTATAGGTATAATAGAAATGATAGACATGCAAGTTTGTTTCAGGTTGCATTTAGACCGACGGTGATTTCTCTATTTAAAACGGTCTGTAAGGTTAAACAACGTTTTGTTGATATTATACTTTTCAAGATGGCTTCTATGTATATGATAAAACTATATGATAGTAACCAGCATTTTGCGATAGGAATAAAAGGGCTTGGGGGACGTCCAGGAATAGGGCAAGGACATAGGTTAGGAATGAGAATGGAGGCTGATTTGTCGATGACAGAATTAAAGAAGTTGATAGGAGAGGATTATGTTTTTTATAAAGATATGTATGAACCAACCAGTATTCATAACAGGGGTAGAAAGATCAGGTAGTTCTTTAATTGCCAAAATATTAGATATCTGTGGAGTATTTAAAGGTAATACTTCAACGATGTATGAAAATATTGAGGTAAGAACCAAACTTGCTTCCTACATTGCACAGAATATTAATAATGGAGAATTTATACCAAATATTCAACAATTGAATATACCTGTAGATTGGAGGAAGAAAATTGATGATATTTTAGGTCAAGAAGGATATAAGAATGGTTTATGGTTTTTAAAAGGAGCTCAGTTAGCACAGACTTGGCCAGTATGGAACTATGCATACCCTAATGCCAGATGGCTGATTGTCAGGCGGAGAACAGGTGATATAATACAGTCCTGTATTAAGACAGGGTATATGCGTATCTTTAAAGATGAGGCAAATCTACAGGCGATAGGCGTAGGAAGTGAGGAGGAGGGATGGAAATGGTGGGTACATCAATATGAAAAGGCATTTGTTGGCATGATAGAGGCTGGATTGGATTGCAAGATAATTTGGCCTGAGAGAATGGTAAGAGGTGATTATCAACAGGTGTATGAAACATTGGAATGGTTAGGATTGAAATGGAGCAGTAAGATAGTTGAAATAATAGATCCCATGTTAATTAAAAGTAGGAGGAAAGAACAATGGCATGCGTAACATCAGAAGAGGTTTTAGCAATAATGAATGGATGTCCGTTGACTACAAGTGAACAGATAGATCCGTTTATTTTATCAGCCCATGCTTTTATAGCAAGAGTGTTGGCAGAAAATACCACGGTAACAGCAGCACAGAAGGCAGAACTTGAGAAATGGCTTACCGCTCATTTGATTGCTTCCATCTATGGTAGTAATGGAAGTGGAGGAGCTGGTGGTACTGTCAAGCGAGAAAAAGTGGGTGAGGCAGAAATAGAATATGCTGTACCAAAGGCTGGAACAGGATTAGATGGTACAGTATATGGGCAGATGGTAAAACAGCTTGATCCAACAGGTCTATTGGCTTTGGCTGGTAAGAAGGCAGCAAGTATTTATGCAGTAAAACAATTTGAAGAATGAGTGGTGTAACTGATTTAGTAGCAAGTGCTTGTACGCAGACATGCGTGTATTGGGGAAATCCAGTACAGGATGGATATGGAGGTAGTACATATGATGCTCCTGTTGAGATTGCTTGTCGTTGGGAAGGTAAAATCCAACTTGTTAAGGGTTTTGATATGAAAGGTAATACTATTGAATACATTGGGATAGTATATGTCATTCAAGACTTAGATCAAGATGGTTGTTTGTTATTGGGTACATTGGCAGATTTAACCCCTGAGGCGGTAACTAAACCTTTGACACAAGATGGAGTATACATAATAAAACAATTTGAAAAAATCCCGGTATTAAGATCTACTACGGAATTTGTACGCAAAGCATTTTTAACACAATGGCAATATAGATAATATGGCAGGCTGGGTTTATTTTGATCAAATAGGGATCCCGAGATCAAGTATAGAAGGGGTTGATAGAGTTATATCTAATATTAATAAAGAATTCTCTCATCTCCATGATATGAATCTTAGAGGATTGATTAAAGCTGCTGCACTAATTCATTATGAGACGGTAAAAGGAGATGTTAGAGTACCAGTTGATTATGGTAATTTAAAGGCGAGTTGGTTTGTAACAACTTCCAAAGGAAAATTACAGGCTGGAGGAGGTAAAACACACACACCAGAGGGTGCAGGAGGATCATTTAAAGGACCTGCAGCAGGAATGTTAGGTGCAGGTCATGCCGCAATATTAACGGAAATGAAGGCAAAAGCAGAAGCATTATCCAAGGTATATAAAGGTCCTTTTTTGATTATGGGGTATAGTGCTAATTATGCATTGTGGGTACATGAAATGCTTGATCCAGGAATAAAGTGGAAAGCAGAAAAATCAGGTCCTAAATGGTTTGAAGCAGCTTTAAAGAAACATAAGAATAATTTGATTAAGGTTGTTGCTGGAGGAGGTCGTATTAAAAACTATAAGGTATGAATGCACCAAGTGAAGATGTAAAAGATATGCTATTAGCAGATACTGAGTTAGGCTTAACCTTTGCTGAGGATCTTTTTATTAACAGAGAGCCTGCAACTCCTGATAATGTGGTAACCATATTTGATTCTTATGGTTCTCCTCCATATATTGGATTAACAAATACAGGATATGAATACCCATCCATACAGATTCGTGCTCGTGGGAATGATTCAAGAGTAACTTTTAATCTATTAAATGAAATATATTTATCATTACATGGCCGGGCACACGAGACATGGAATGATACATTATATGAGTCCATTATTTGTACCAACGTTCCAACTTTATTGGATTGGGATGATAATGGCAGATGCAGATTTATTATTAACTTAAATTTACAAAGGAGGTAAAAATGGCAAGTAATGCTATTGCTGGTGTTGGAACACTATTTCGCAGATGGGATACATCTACGGGGTGGGCATCCATCGCTGAGGTAAACTCAATAACAGGACCTGGAATGACCAGAGACTTTATTGATGTAACGTCATTGGACTCCACTGGTGGATATCGTGAATTCATCGCTGGGTTTCGTGATGGGGGTACTGTGACTCTCGCAATGAACTTCACTCGTGCAACATACGATATTATGAAGGCCGATTTCGAGAGTGATGACGATGTTCTTTATGAAATTGTTCTACCGGATGCTGATGTAACTTCTCTGGAATTTATGGGATTGGTAACAGAATTACCACTCACTATTCCAGTAGATGACAAAGTTACAGCTGATGTGACTATTAAAGTCAATGGGCAGGTAACGGTGAACTCTGGAACAGGAACGGGTGCATAATCAAACTGGTCCTAATCAAGGATTTTTTTAATAACAAATAATTGGAGGTTAATCAAAATGGCTTTATTAAACAGAGAACTTCTTCTAAAGAGAGAAGTATTGGAAGTAACCCGGGTAGACTTAGGCCCGGATGAATTTGTTTTCGTACGTCAAATGACGGGACGTGAACGTGATGTGTTTGAACAGTCCTTGTTAAAGAAGAATAGGGATGGAAAGGGAACAATCATAGGTTATGAACAATCTACTGAGGACTTCCGTGCTAAATTGGCTGTGGTTACCATATGTGATGAAGAAGGTAACCTATTACTGAGACCGGGAGATTTCTCAGTATTGAGTCAAAGTATGAGTGCAAGGAAACTGGAAAAAATTATAAATGTTGCCCAGAAAATAAATGCAATATCAGAGGAAGATAAGGAGGCAATAGTAAAAAACTCAGATGCCGTCCCGGACGGCAATTCCAGTTTAGACTCTGTAGAGAGTTAGGTATTATCCATCCAGATTACCTATTGGATGGAACGGTTGATGTTTACAGGATCTTTGGTGTTCCTTTTATGGTGAGAATCAGAAAAGGATTAACATTAAACCAATTGATTGAATGGGAAGCATACGACAGGTTAGATCCAATAGGTACATGGAGGGACGATTTTAGGATTGCGGCTTTAGATACCATAGTAACAAATTTGGCTATTGATATACATGGAAAGAAAGGTTCAAAACATAAAGAGATATCAGATTTTATGCCAGATTGGTCAGGTGAAGGTAAAGTGAAAAAGATGCAGAGTGTAGAAGAAATGAAAGAATTCCTTTTAGGTTTTGCAAAGAAACAAAATAAAAGAATAGGTATTCAATCCAAAAAGGTAACACCTAATAAAACAAAGAGAAATGGCTGACATGGGTTCGATGTATGCTACCTTGGGCATACGATTAAAGGGAATTGCAGAGGCTCAGAAGACTATGCAGAATATGCTTCGTTCTGTACAGAGAGAAGCGGATAGGACGAGATCCAGATTACAGGCTTTGGAAACTCAAGCAAAATCTACAGGAGATAAAACAAAGAATACTTTCAGGGGTATGCCTGCTGCAATTGCTCCTGTTACAAAATCAATAGATCAGCTTTCCGCATCAATATTTGCTTCAGCTCAAAGGTGGAGAACCTTTGGATATTTAGCATCCATTGTATTGACTGCTCCAATGGTAATGGCAGGTAAGGCAGCATTAAAAACAGCTTCCGATTTTGAATATGCTATGAATAAGGTTGTAGGATTAGTTGGAATGCCTCGTGAGGAAATGGAGAAGTTCAAACAGGAAATAATAAAAATGGGTCCAGAGGTAGGACAATCCATTCAAGCATTAGCGGAAGCATTTTACTATATCACATCTGCCGGGTTTAAAGAAGGAACAGAGGCAATGAAAATATTAGGGACTGCAGCAAAGATGTCCACTGCTGGAATGGGAGAAGCAGCGGATATTGCAAAACTGTTGGTATTTTCTATGAATGCCTACAAGAAAGAAGGATTAACTTCTACAAGAGCAGCAGATGTGTTTACGGCAGCGGTTAGGGAGGGTGCTATTGAAGCAGATGGATTTTCTACTGCTATGCAATCAGTATTGCCTATTGCTTCAGCCATGGGACTTGGTATTGAGCAGGTGGCAGGTTCTATGGCTGCTATGTCATTACAAGGAGCTTCTGCAGCAAATGCTGCTACATATTTAAAAGGTATGCTTAACTCTTTATTAAAAATCAAACCAGGAAGTGGAGCAGCAAAAGCATTAAAAGAGTTTGGAGTAACAGCAGAAGATTTGTATGCTACATTAAAACAAGAAGGAGGTTTATTAAAGGTACTGGTTCAGTTACAAGACCTTTCAAATAGGACGACAGGTAATATGTTCTTGAAGAGTATTTTTAGGGACATTAGAGGTATGACAGGAGCTTTGTCATTGGTTGGACAGAACTTAGAATATAATGACAAGGTTATGAAGAGTGTAGCTGCTGCAAATGGTGATTATGGAAGGTCATTTAGTGCTGTTGCTCAAGGAATGGATAAGAGAATAAAATCCATGAAATCTACAATGGAGACAATTCGAAATACATTTGGAGAATCCTTTGGTCAGATTATGTTACCTGTATTAGAATTTCTTGTAAAGATATTAAAATCCATTGTTACCTGGTTTGATAATCTTAGTGACGGTTTAAAGAAGTCCATTGTCTATGCAGGTGCCCTTGTAGCTGCAATAGGTCCATTAGCTTTATTAGGTAGTGTTTTAAAATATGCATATGGTGGATTCTTTATGACTTTCATTAAATGGATCAGGGCATCCAGACTTGCTGTAAAAGGATTAACAGGAGATCTTGTTGCAATGGAGACCGCAGCGAAAACAGCTCCTTGGATTACTAATTCTATTAAAGCATTCGCTGCATATAAATTAGCCGTTGGTGGATGGAAGGGTGTAATGCTTGGTGCTACCAAAACATTGGCAAACTTTGGTAGAGTAGCATTAGGTTCAGGAATAGGGGCTCTTGCTGCTGGAATAGCATTTGGAACTATTAAGATTATTAAATTCCATAAAGAAGCTAAAAGGGCTTACCAAGAAAGTGACATCTTTAATACAACGATGATCAAGGTTAATGATACAATGAAAAAGTTCAATGAAATCACCTCTGAGGATATTGGAATGATGACATTGGATGAGATGACACAAAATCAAGAGAAGGCAAGGAAGGTATGGGAACAGGCCTACAGGATGTATAACCAGTTCCAGGAGAATAAAAAGATGGCTAATCAAAGTGATAGAGTAAATAACAAACTTGCTAAGGAACAACTTGAAAATCTAAATTTTGCCAAAAAGGCGTATGAAGATATTGGTACTGCTATTACTGCATATAAGAAGAGAATGGAGGAGGCAAGAAAAGCTGCAATAGCCCTACAGGCGGAAGAGGATGCAGAGGAAGTGGTTACATATAATAATGAGTTACAGGCTATTTGGAATGATATGATGGATGCCATGGCTGGATTACAAACAATGGCAACAATCAATAAAGATCTGGGAAAACCATTTGATTTAGCAGATGAGCAAGCTAAAAAACTTACAAGTACCTTGGAAACACTTGTAGGTGAGAAGTGGAAATTAACCATAGAGCATCCTATGATTAAATCACTGATTGTTTGGTTGAAAGAATTAGGTATTGATTTTACTGAAGTAGGACAGGCTTCTTCCAAATTTATGAATGAGCTCAATGCTGATCTTGCTGCAATAGACATGAAGAAATTAATACTTGGTCCAGATTTTGATAGGAATACAGCCAAGTTGGATGTCTATACGAAAGCAGTAGATCAGTATATTAATATATTAACAACACCTATAGATTCCTCTGGGTTAATATTAACGCCTACACCAGACCAATTAAAGAAACTCGATGAGTTAATTGGGGGAATGAATAAGTACAGTAAGGTAGTACAAGATGCTGTAGATAAGGAGACATTAGACATCCTTAATGCAGAGGCTAATGCTTTTGGTAATCTGGCAGGTAAGATAGAGGTTGTACGTTACAAACTACAAGCAGCCGAACGTGATTTGCGGGCTTTATTTCTTAAGAAAAACAAAGGTCTTGTCTCTGAGGAAGAAATACAGAATGCTATTCGTAATATTCAGAAGTTACAAACGGCTATGATTGATTTGGAAGCAAAGTCTGAGATGACACATCTGCAGAACATGAATGATGTAATGGGTACCGCCAGTTCCGCTTCTGATTTGCTTTCTGGATATATGTCTGTATTGGATAGTAAATTGAGGTACCTTTCAGATACAGGTAAGGGTGCTACAATGCAATTCAAAATTCTTGCTGAGGAGTTAAGAAGTATGCAGTGGCTCGATAAAGGTATAGGGATGTTGACGGATACCTTTGATGGGTTTGTTGATATCATTATAGAAGGAGGAGATGAAACCCAAACACTTGGAGAAAAGCTGGATAAGTTTATATTACAAACATTAAAAGATATTGTTGCTGAGATGATAAAAGCAGCAGCCAAGGCTCTTATTCTACAAGCAGCCATGTCTCGGATAAAAGGAACAAATATGGATGTTGGTGCCTCCTTAATGGAAAGCATAGAGGGAGGAATTAAAATGTTAATGGAAGGATTCAATAAGAAGAATACAATTCCAATACCGGGACTTATAGCACCAACACAGAACATTGGTGGAATTGGTGAAAAAGCAAATATATCCAGTCTAAGTGGAATCACAGGTATTGCCAATCTTTTTAAGCCTAAGGAAATTGAAAACACTACCAAGGCTTTAGAGGGATTAACCAATGCAACAGATACATATAATGGAATTATAGGAGGAACTCCTGCATTAATGGAAGGAGTTGCAAAAGCCACTAAAATGTTAGGTACAGCACAGGCAGCAAGTACAATGGCAACTAAGGCTGTGACGGCAGTAGATGCTGCCTCTATTCCTGTTAAAGAGGCTTCGGCAACAGCTTCCTTTACGGAGGCAGGGGCATCTATGATGAAGGGTGCTGCCAAGATACCTTTCCCATTAAACATGCTTGCCATTGCGGCCAGTGTTGCCCTTGTTCTTGGTTCTATTGCTGCAATAATGGCGGCTTCTAAGATGGCAAAAGGTGGAGAAATTCCTCCTGGTTATCCTAATGATACTTTCCCGGCTTGGCTTACATCTGGAGAAACAGTTATTCCAAAAGGAGGAATGAGTGCTCTATTAGAAAATTCATTTAACAATATACTTCCATTGGATAAGATAAAAACAAAAGAACCTGAATTTGAAGGTGTTGTACGTTTTGAAATAGAAGGGGATAGGTTAGTTGGTATATTAAAGAAACAAGGTAAGAAATTATCAATATATTAATCACATGGCTTACGAAATAAAATATCGATCAGTCTTTTATAATCATTTCCACAAGAATGTTAATGTGGCGATTTATAAGAAAGATTATGTAGGTGGTATAATAGATATTCGTACTACTGAAGTATCTATTGAAAGTAATTATGCCGATGATGAGACTCCAATCATAGGTAGAGGAGCAAAAGTGGTAATTGCAGCGGATGAAACGAATATGGTATATCTGGAGGATTTACTTCTTTCTACTGAAAGGGAATTCATGTGCATTATTTTATATGATGGTACGGTGGTATTTAGAGGATTTACTATTTGTGATATAAATGAACGTCAATTATTACCATATGCTGCAATTATAGTTCAATTTACAGATTATCTTCATAGGGTAGAAGGGGAGTATCCTAAGATACTCAGTGATATAGGTGGAACAACTGATCTCTATTCATTGATTAATAATTTACTTGAAGTAACCAATTTAGAGTTTCCTTTACTTGTTAATTCGACTCTATTTGAAGATACTATGAATAAAGGTACGTCGGATACTTTTCTTCCTCAAACCTATGTTCAGAATTGTGTATTCTATAATGACTCTTATTCATATGATAATGTATATGACGCAATGAATAAAGCCCTCAAATCATTTGGTGGTTTCATATACAGTTTTGGTGATAGGTGGATATTAGAGAGGCAGGAGGATATTACTCGTGAGGGGAATTGGGTGAAGTATAGTGAACAAATTACCGCTGGAAGTATCAACTCTGCTGCAATACTATTTGATAAGAATCATTCAGATTTCTTTAAAGATAATTATCAAGTAGATATTACTCATTCAGGTGCTACTATAACCTTTACAGGTAATTATAATTTTGGTGAAGTGTATATTAATAACACATCAGGAAACTTGACAGGATCAGTAAATCCTTCCCAAAATTATGCACTTGGACAAAGTGCGATAGATAGAATCTATCCAGGTTCTGGTGTTGGTTACTTGGTAATATACCGTACCATACAAACTACTTTATACCTTAATTCAGGAGAAGATACTCATACGGCTTGTATGAATTATTATGATGATAATTGGCTTGAACTTTCTCTTGCTGGAGTAACCTTAACATACGCTGAGGATAGTGATGGTTGGTATGTTCAATTTGTATTTGATGGTGATATCTATACGGAATTTGATGAGGAAGGAGCTTTAACAGGAGAACTGGTAAATATTCAGAGTTGGATTGAAACACTTCAACATATAAGAATCGTTACATTATCAGGAACGACGGGAACGGCTGATATAACTTGTTGTTCACAGGTAAAAGAAGTAGCAATACCAACCTCTACAGAGTTGATAGTAGCTCCTGCAACTTCTTTGAAGGAAACATATAATAAACAAGATGGAGATTTTGAATATGTAGATCTCAGTCAAATAATTGAATATGATTCAGGATTACATACTCTTATCTTATCATTGAGGGACAAACTTTTAGACACTCTTGTATTTAATAATTGGCCTGCACCTGATGCTATTCTTAGAACAACACATGCCTTTCCTGATAGTGCTGATAATCTTCTCTATCGTAATTGGTATGTTCATGAGGATATTTCAGCCATCACTGTTGGAGAGGATACACATGGTATTAACCAATGGGTTCATTATACTAATGCTCTTGGTACAGGTGCAGATTTTAATCCGGGTTGGGCTTATAAATTTGCAGTATATGCTAATCAAGATTCTGAAGCAGCGGATACAATTCTTTCTGTTAAATTTAGTATGTCTGCTGATTTCTCCATTGCTGATGTATTTAAGGTTGGCCTTCATTTTATGTTAAGAATAATAGGAGGTCCGTTGGATAATGCCTTCCTTACATTTGGTGGTCCTATTGGTCTGGCAGGTTCTGGTTGGGGAGATCCATGGGGGGTTATAGGAACTCCTGCATTAAATTTATTTGATTCCAATTCTATGTATTATGCACAATATGCACAATGTAGGACTACTCAGGTGGTTAATATAGCTGGAGATAATCCTCCTGAGAAATGGGATTTTTCACAAGACTTTAATCTTGAAGATTTTCCTGTTCGTCGTTATAATGTTTCTTCTACCACCTATACACAGTATACAAATCTTTGGGCTTTATTAGGGAATCCAGAATATCAAATGTTTGAAGCTATATTTTTACCACCAACATATACTCTTTCTAAAAGCAGTGATCCACGAACTGTTTCCCGATATACCCATTTATTTCCAGAGGCATATCTGGGGGATATACAAGTAACGGTAAATGCTGAAAAAATAAATAACAAAATTACCTATGTACTAAATGAAGATTTTGTAAAGACACAGGAAGTAGATTTGTATTTATTTGATTTGGAAAATTTAAACTACGGTAATGCTCTTTTAAAAACAGATGGTCTTTTAAGAACAAAGACATGGATATCAGAAAACAATATTACTCCTGCTCCTTTATATGAAGTATTTGCTAAATGCAAATTTCGTAAGTATGGACATACCATTCATCGTTTAAAAGGTACAATACTTTGTGATCACAGACTTAAACCATTTGCTATTCTAACAGATGATACTATCTTAAATGATAATAAGGTACCTATTACATTCCTTTTGAATGGATATACCTGGGATCTAAACAGAGGTACGTATGATATAGAAGCAGAAGAATATACAGAAGAAACGGTTGTTGTAGATGGTATTGAATATGACTCTGAAGGAAATCCAGTATATTCTATTCCAGAGACTCCAACAGCACTTGCTACTCATATGTCACCAATATATCCTCATCCATTTTTAATTACCTGGCATCCTGTTGGTACTGGAATACAAGGATATCGTTTAATGAGAAATCCATGGTGGGATGATGATGAGGAGGCATGGGTTGATGAATGGAAATTAATATATGATGGAACAGCTACAAGATATTTTGATTTTGTAATTGGAGCAAATGATATGGTAAATAATCCATCATATCCTAAAACTATTTATTGGAAAGTATGTGCCTATAATCATTTAGGGGAAAGTCCTTTCAGTAGCAATGAAGATACTGATTGGTATCCATAGTAAAACCTTAAGAGATGGCAATATATATTTATAAGTATTTGGAGTATGCTCCCTGGGATGTGGAGGGTGTAGGGGTATCTCGACATACTGGTGGAGGTTCTGCCGGTAGGGGGGCTGATGTTGCTTGTGATTTATCTGCCTATTATACCAAATCACAATTATCTACTCCCAGCAGTTCAAGAATACATTATTCCAATATTATTTATGATGGAATGATGATTGGATATTCTGATGGAGTTGCTACGGTTTCTGGAAGATTAGGACCATTGGGAGCAAGCAGAGGATCTATAGAAGGAGTTGCTACCGTAACAGGGTTCTTGAAAGCTAAAGATCATCTGGTGGGATCTTCAAATGGAGTTGCAAGTGTTACTGCTTTCTTGCATCCATTATTTGGTACAGGGGAAGCATATACATTTGAAGATTCTATTGTCGAAGATTCTTCCAATATAGTAACATTGGTAAATGATGTAGCATCTCCAGGAGTAAATAAAGTTTATGGGACAGATGGTGCAGGAGTAAGAGCGTGGGTAGATGCAACGATAGGATCTCAAGGTGTACAAGGTACTCAAGGAATACAAGGTCCAGCTCAAGGATTGCAGGGTGTTCAAGGAACTACCGGTGCTGGTACTCAAGGCATACAAGGTAATCAAGGCACTCAAGGCATACA